GACAAGTCGCCGATCCCAGTTGACTTATTGATATAGTCCGCCATGGCTTTCATCTCTTCCATGCGCACATGTTCTCTGGTCTGATACCAGCCTATGGCCTTGGCCTTCGCCAGCACGTTACAGTCTTCCCAGCAATCCTTGACTCCGGGTGGTCTGATGCCGAGGGCCACGCACGTATCCCAGATCAGATAATCTGGGGTTCTGAACGGCGGCCAGAGAATCTTTCTCCCTACGCCAGCAGACCACGTAGAAAAGACTCGCGGGCCGCTTTGATCTTCTCTTCGTCAAGGGCGTTGGCGCCCATGACACATGAGAGAACTAGCTTGACCTCTACACTGGAGAGGCCACCGGCGAGAAGTTCGTCCGACCAGGTTTCCCAGATGGCAGGGTCGTCGAGGGTGATCTTGTCCCACTGGATTTCACTCGGGACCAGGGAGTGAACAACGAGGTACCCAAGACGCTTGGCGTCTCGTTGCTCTACCATCTGTAGGTAGGTGCTGTCCTCAGTGTCCTTCTTGAACCCGTCCTTTGTCCGGATGCCCGGGGCCTTTGGCTCGGGGACCATCTTGTCGAAGGGCTCCATGTCAATGGCCTGGGCCTTGATCACGATGTCTTCTTTGGGGCGTGGGAGGACCAGGATCTCTTCGTTGGTGGTGACTTCTACGTTACCGATCTTCATTTCAATACTCCTAAAGTGAGGCGCTGATAAAGGTGGGGCGGGGAGATTGTCTCCCCGCCCCGACAGGGTTGCTTATGCACATTCAGCGTCAGTCGACCGGGTCACGGTCGCTTCGCTGACATTGCACTTACCAGAGACTGCGATGGTCGCAGCCTCGTAATCGACGTCCAGGCCTTCGTGGCGGAAGTCGGTCAACAGAACATCTTCGTCCTCATCGGTGCCACACGGCACGCAATGCTTGGCGAGCATGTCAACTGCATACGGCTCACACTGGTCAGCCGAGCTGGAGATCCAGCCAGCGGCTTCACCAGCCCGCTTGAGCGCGTCCACCGGGGTGATGTCGCCACCAGAACTCGACTTGATGTAATCAAAGACGAATTCAAGGCTGACTTCAACCGGCTGCTCGTCGCCTTCCTTGACAGTGTCAAGGTTGCCACGATCGCGGAGGTACTCGTACTCTTTGGCTTCGGAGTAGGTCAAGTTACCTTCACCGATCTTCACTTCCAGCCGCTGAGGCAGGAACGTGAGCACATCATCCAGTGCCGGAACGGTGTTGCCCGTGTTCAAGTTCGGTGTAAACACGACGTTGTTCACGGTGTTGGCCGCGTTGGTCTCGGCGGTAATCGTGTAGACGATCGAGCTGTTGCTGTTGATCGTGAAACGACCACCAACCGGGACCATGGTCGTCGGGGTGTCCGTGGAGACCACGGTGTTGATGTTGAGGTTGTTGTCGCCATCAGAGGGGACGGCCGTCTCAACGATGGCCGAGCCACTGAAGCCATCTTGGAAATAGATGGTGACGTCGCGGAGTTCAATACGTGCCATTCTCAGGCTCCTTGTATTATATAGAGGTTAGGTCCATTCCATATAAAGCATCCACCTCGGATTGCTTCAATCGGTCTTCCTTACTGATCTGACCGAAGTGATAGATTCGGACTGCTTCATTGCGATCTTTCTTGACTCGGAGGCACCCTATGAAGGAGTCATCGTCGCCAACGCTCGGTCCATACTTGTAGAGGGGTACAGGTTCCAGCATGACGGTTTGGAATGCACCTGACCACCTCACAATGTCGTAGGCGTCCGCGCCAGCAATCGCCATCTGTTTCGTGAAGAAGAAGTTGATTCCAACGTCGGCTGTGTACCAGCCCTTACTATGTTCCTTAATGAAAGGTCCTGTCACGCGACATTCGACGTGATCTTCCCGCTGCGTGTCTTCGTCGCGCTCATGCACGCCGTCCACGAAATACGGTAACGCTAACCCGGAAGCCACTGACTTGAAGTGGAATGCGACTGATGTGAAGATCCACCGCGCAAGGTTTTCATCCATCGCTCTACTCCGGTTACTTCTTGAGATCGGGCAATGTTGCCACGATCCCTAGTTCGCTACAGACTGTCAAGACTTCTTCGTCTGTGTGTGGAAGCATTGCTTCCTTGAGTTCAAGGGGCAGGGGCTTCGTTTTGCCAGCCACCACATCCGTGATTGTGTCGCCCTCAACGTGGGTGTACGTTGCTGGGTTATAGAAGGTGGTCGCCCCGACGGCTTCAATAACCACATGGAGTTTCCCATCCTTGAATATGCCCAAGAAGGCTTTGGTTTGCTTGATCATGATATTGTGACCGTCCACCCATTGCTGATGAGATTTGCTTTGGCCGTCGCGGCCGGGCCACTACGACTACCGTCGGGCGAGCCTGGGTTGTTCTGATACCTCAAGAAACCATTGGATTGCCCGGTGGCGTCCAGGGCGATCAGTATGGCATCTATAGTGGCGGCCGATAGATCACAAGTATCCACGTACACTCGCACAATGCTGGCCCATGCTGAATGGGCCACAAAGCCAGTCATAGACGGATTTTGATAGGCGAAGATGTTGATCAAGTTTGTCCAAGAAGCAAAGGTCGGCTGGGTTGTCAGGAGGTTGGCATAAGTTCTGAGATCCTCCAGATTAGTCCAGTCGGCGTTGACGTTGATTGACGTTACCTCGTCGCCGTTCACAGCAAATTCAGTGATTGTCGATACGGCGGCATTGAAATTGATAGTGTAGTTTCCATTGCTCGTGTAAGTATGGGTAGTGGAGTTCCCGGTGCCGGTGTTGCCGTCTCCCCACTGCCAACCTGTTGCAGGTCCACCAACTTTAACCACCTCAGGACTGATAAGGACCGAGGGACTATTAATTGTGAAGGCTTCAATATAGGAAGGTGCCGCCACGCCAGCCGCATTCACAGTGAGCCCAAGGTTCGATGAGGCGGAAGCCACAATGTCTTTCACGGCCGATGCTGTACTGCCGAGCGACATGCTTGAAGTCGCCACCCCGGCCACCCAGCCTCCTACAGTCGCGGAGGCGGTGTCAGTGACTGTCAGGTCGCTGCTGGGCGACTCTGAATGCACCTCGTTCTTCTGAGCACCTTCCAGCTCTTTGCCGATGATCAGCCAAGCAGTGCCTTGTTCAAACTCGTCAATCCACTTGATTTCATACCGTTTACCGCTGTACACGATCCAGTCTTCGTTGTGGATCGCGGTCAGGGTCGGGCAGTCACGCCGGTCGATGATAAAGGATCGGGTGCCAGTCTCGAAGAGGCCACCCTGGACGAACTTCTTGTTGGCGGAGATCATCGAGATGGTCTGGATGACTTCCCGCTTGTACCTCACCGGCAGCACGACCGCGCGCTTGATGTCGTAGCTGGTATATGTAGCGGACTTGACACCGGTCTTGAGATCGGTGTCGATTGCACCCAGGATATTGATCTGGATGGCGCCTCCATACTCCCGCTTCATCTGGTAGATGTTGCGGCGTATGAACTTGATGAGGTTGTAGTTGGGCTTAGCCATTGCGTTTCTCTAGGATGCGGCCAGACCACTTCAAGAACTCAGAGTTCTGGATCAAGGCGGCAGTGGTGTCTTTCACCAGTTGGACCAATGTCTCCTGTTGGTAGGTCTCCAAGCGTGTCACCCGTTCTTGCAACTTGTCCTCGCGCTTCCAATCTCGCCAGATGAAGAATAGTATGACGCCAATGATCGGCCCGAAGTCTCGCAGCAGGTCTGGTAGCATGGTGCTCATCCTGTGATTGGGGTGACCTCGACTCTGGCCACCCAGTTTACATCCTCGTCCTCAACGCCCCTGACTTGGATAGCCAGGGCGTTGTTCAACACATCCTCTACGGCGTCCGCCTTCATGCTGTTCTTTGATCGGGCGATGGTCGTCTTCTTTGTGTCCACGATGTAGGGAGTCGCAGTCCCGTTTCTGACGATCACTCCTGATACGTTGAGCCCCGCGTCCTCGGACACACTCACAGCTCGTCCCACAATCCAGGCGTCAAACAGCCAAGTTGTGTTGGGCGGCATTATTAGAGGCTGCCCCTTATCTAGTAGCGTGACCCAGGTGTCCTTGTCTACTGTGGTCCCTTCTAAAGCAGCAATTTGCCAGGCCGGTTGTAGCTGCCACTGCGCGGCGTCCCCGAGGACAATTGGTGATCTCACAGCAGTACCGTCTGCATATTGTTGATGTCAAGTTCGGTCGCGCTGAGCGCGAGCCCAAGATTCACCACCACCTGCCCAGTAGTCGTCGGGGCGGTCGAGGTGAGCTGACCGGCCGTAGTGGGGTCCAGGAAGTAGTTGATGCCTGGAGTCAGGCCGCCAGTCGTGCCAGCCACTGCGTCCCATTCTCCGGTGGACGCCACAAAGACACCGTCGGTTTGGATGCTGCCGGAGTTTGATGTCGCAATGGTAGCGTCCTGTACCAACCCGAGAACACGGGAGGTGAGCACAGCATCGGCTTGTGCTTTCTTTACTGTGCCAGCGGCGTCCACGTACACCGGGGTGCCAATGACAATTGTTCCGGCTTCGTTGTTCGTTGCTTGCGTTACGTCAACCTCGTTGACGATGGCGTCGAGTGTGTCGCCAGCTTGGATTTGCTGGACTTGGCCATTTACGATCACAAGTGGTTTACGAGCTGCCATTATGATACTCCCAGTAGTGTTCTCACAGTTGCTAAACGTGCTCCCAAAGTCACTCAGAAAGTCTATTGACTTCAAGCATATCGTACATGATTTCAATCTCTTCTTCTACCTTCTCAGGAAACAGGTCACCAAGTTTGTCAACAGTTGGTGTTGGCTTACCTTCCAATAAGGTTTCAATATCATCTGCTTCAACATGTGTGTAGATAGCCGAAGAATAGAAAGTTGTGGCACCTGGAGTGGCCACTATAGTGTGAAGTTTACCGTCCTTAAAGATGCCCAGCATTGCTTTGATTGCTTTGATTTGTTCAATCATATCGTTACCGTCCAACCTC